CGGGCTTCAGCTTCTTGACGATCGCCTTCTTGGCGCCCATGATGCTCATGTTGTCAAGGCCGTCCATGTTGAGGCGGTCTCCGATACGAGCGAGCTTGACGCGGGTGCGGACGATCGTGTCAACGGAGTCGGCATTCATGGAACCGGATTTGTCTTCCTCTCCGTCCTTCTTTTCTTCGGCGGCCGGGGCAGCGGGGGTGGTGTCATCTTCGTCCTGGGCGGCATTCGCGCACATAGCGTCGATGATGCCGAGCAGAGTTTCGATGTCCTCGTCCTGCTGTGCGATGGTGTTCATGGCCTCATCCATATTGGACGGGTCTCCTTCGGCGTCGCGGCGATCGCGGCGGTCTTTGACCATCTGGGCCTGTTCCTGGGCTCCTGCGCCCTCGCCTTCATCGGTGGACTTGGTTTCAGGCGCGGGAGCCGGTGCGGTTTCTTCGTCGGTGGTGGGCGGCGTTTCAGGGGCGGGGGCCGGGGTGGTTTCCTCCTCGCCGTCTCCTGCCGCAGGCTGTGCGGATGCCATGCGAGCTGCACGGCGAGCCTTGAACGCCTCGATTGCCTTGGCAAAATCTTCGGGGGTCATGCCCTCACCGTCGCGTCTTTTCTTCGGATTGCTCATGGTGATTTTTGCTCCTTTCAGCTTGAAGTCACGGCTGTCAATATTCAGCCGTGCTTGTTCTCCAGCTCTCGCCTTATCAACGAGAGCAAGATGGTTGATGCGGATGTTTCTCTGGACAGCATCGTATGGCTGCCCTTTCCAGACGCCAGGGGTCTCGTCGAGATCGAGGCTGTATCCGAGGGAAAGCTCTTTCAGGCCGCTCTTCCTCATGGCGTCCGTGTCGTGGATGACGATCTTGGCCCTTACGTCGTCGCCGTCCCGGTACCCTTTCGACATGATCGTGCCAATGTTGTAGTGCTCAACATTGTCCTTGTCTACCGTACCGGCATCATGCGTGATGATAATCGGCTTGCCCTCATACGACGCGAGGCTTTCGGGGTCGAAGACGTTCTCGGGGAGCCGCAGCTCCCGCCTGATGCCGCCGTCCGGGAGAGCATACTCGAATATTCCGGTCGAGGTTACGATCGGGTTGTCGATCAGGTATCCTTCGTCGGTGTAGTAGGTCTGGTCAAGCGTGATGTTGTCGAGGCGGAGGACGCGCTTCAATGTAGGCGTACTCATTCTCCTTCACCTCCTGAATCCTCGGGTTCGATGAGAACGCGGCTGAGCTCAAGCGCGAGCTTTTGAACGTGCTCCAGCTCGTCAAGCCTAATGTCTTTCAGAATCGCGGTGGATTCCGGGCTCTCATCGCCGATCGCATCGATGTCTTCCGTGAACTTGATGATCGAAGCGGATTTCTCGCCGAGCTCACGGCACAGCGAGATAATGGTCTGGTTCATTCCTGGCATTTCCTCCTTTCTGCGGTTCTCTTTGGAGCGACGGCACTACTTTTTCATTTGGCACCGCCTCCTTCTCCCGAGAACGGAATATCGATGCTCTCTATGTCAAAAACAGGGAGAGCGACGCACCGGCATTCATAGTCCTCGCCTGGGTGGCATCGTCTCCCTGTCTTGGCATCAACGACGGGTGGGTCATCCCAACTGAACCGTTTCTTGTTCAGCCGTTTGTGGCCGTCCCGGACGCGTGTATCTCCGGAGGTAGACCAGATGTACTCCTTCACGCCTGCGTCCTGCTGCTGTTTCTTGGCAAGGTCTCCATTCAACTTCGCGAGCTGGTCTCTCGCGAGAAACCTGGCCTTGCGCTTGTCAACGCCATACGATTCTTGAATCTGCTTCAGGATGGCGGTCGTTGACTTTCCGCTTTTGTATCCTTCGGTGACGATGCTCTTCATCTTCCCGAGGCTTTCCTGCGGTATCGTCTTGATGAGGCCGACGTTGTTGTCTACCCATGTGTTCATGGCCTCTCGGTAAAACTCGCCGAGGTAGTAGTCGTCGAGAATGTCGATGCCGAGCGTTGCCTGGACGGCTCTTTTCCACTCCTTAATCGTCAGCTTCCTGGTCATATGCGCCATGCGCTCTATCCGCTGCCGAAGGTCGAAGCTCGCGGTCTTCTGTTCCAGGTCAACGCCCATCTTTGTAAACGCGGTCTGCACGATAGCAAGCAAGTCGCTCGTGTCATCGTGCCGAACGTTTGCCTCCTTCTCGCGCTTGGCAGCGGCCTTGATCTCCGGAAGATGCTCTTTGAGCGTCTGCATTAATAAGCGCATATAGGCGTCTGTAAGCCTCTGGAACTCTCTTTCTATGCTTTGAGGGTAAATGGGTGCAGCCTTGCTGATAAGGTGCTTATTGCCCCTGAATTTGGCTGAGACCACCTTTTGCGTGGCTTGTTTGTGGGCGATGTCGTTCATGAGCCCATCATCTCCTCAAGCAGCATCCTCAGCGATTGCGCGAACGGCTCGAACGTTTTGCCCTGTTCAGCGAGCTCCGCGATCTTCGCTGGCTCCATGAACTCGGCGCCGCTCATTTCCTCGCCGTCAGCTTGCGGCTCCCCGTCGTAGTCTTCACACAGGAAAATGACGGGTGCACCGTATTCCGGTGACAACCCGCTCAAGGTTCCTATTCGGATGAGCTCCTTCGGGACAATGCCGAATTCCTCAGTCGTTTCTCTCGCCGCAGCCTGCTCCGGAGTCTCTCCAGATTCGATGTGTCCTCCCGGGCCTCCGTATACGCCCTCTTTGGCTCGTAAGCCCGTCAGGATTTTGCCTTCGTGCGTTACGAGTATTCCTACCCCCTTTACTTCTCCGTCTCCTCTTGGGGCAGTAGGAGGCGGTGTGGCGGATTCTGTCGGTGTCGCCGTTTGCTCAGCACCTCCGGGTGCTTTCGACTGTTCCTCGTTCTTCTCGGCGGCCTCGACAGCGGGGTTCTCTTCCATCTGGTCGATCAAGTCTCCGAGGGTGTCATCGCCCTCATCGTCAATGAGGTCTTCAACATTGAAATCCTCACTGGCCGCAAGTCCGCGACGTACTTCGCTCGGGTCAAGAGCTTGCATTTCAACATAAGCCTGGGCGGTCTGCGCTTTCACCAGTGCTGTGTCCGCCTTCGTCTTATCGACCGTGGCCTGCTCGGTTTCAGACAGGCTCCAGAGCGGATTGAACTTCAGCTTGCATTTCGGCTGCTCCTCGGCATCGCCAGCCGCAGCTCCCGCCGTGAACAAAGCGTCCAGAAGCCTCCGCAGGTTCCTCCGGAGCATGAGCTTCTGAATGCGTTCGATGTAGTTGTACCAGCTCTCCAGGTCGCTCGAACCATCCGAGCCCATGGACGGCTGCTTTTGCCCGAACAATACCGACTGCGGGATATTCGTGATCGCGGACAGCATATTGCAGGTGACGTCAACAACGTCTTTCACGCCGGCGAACTGGAACGTCTTGAAGTCGTAGTCCTCGCCTTCGCTGTCTATGGCGATGCTGTTCAGCATACCTCGGGCCATATCGATGATCTGGAGCCTTTTCAAAGCCTGGTTCTCACCGTCGTCGGTGGTGAGCAACGAGGCGAGCCCTTTCATCTTGTAGATGGCCTGGACGCTGCGCTCAAGCAGCTTCGTCCCGTCCTGGTGGGCAGTAATCGTCTCCTGAAGGGCACGGCGAACGCGAACATACTCCGGGATACCCCAGAGCTGGTAGATCGGGTTCGACACCCTCTCAGGCAGTACACCGTTCCGGAATACAAGGCATCGGCTTTCATGGACGCGGAACGAACCGTAAATGGACAGAACGTCGTAAAACTCGGGCATACCGAACTTCGATGTCCGGTTCCCGAGCGTGGCGCCATTGTCGTAGATGTAGAGGCTGGAGTAGTCAGGCTGAACAACCGCTCTCTCATATACCTTCAGCTCGTCGATGCTCCGCACGTTCTTCCAGTTTACGGGTTCCTCCAGGCCACCTCCGTCGTCGATGAGCATAACGATGATTGAGCCCCCGTAAAGACGCGCCCATTTGATAGCGGTGGCTGCCTTCTCCTCCCAATCGAGATCGTCCAGGGCATCCTCAACAAAGCTCATGACATCAGGGTCTTTCAGGCCGAGGTCGAATCCGTGCTTCAAAGCCTCCTCAGCAGGGGCGTCTATGATCTTGGCGAACAGGCCGTTGCTCTCGTACATCGACGTGAGCTGCACATCAGGAACGATCGGCTCGTGCTCGTAGGTGTACGATTCAGAGCTATCCTGGCCTGTGCCGTATT